ATTACGTGCTTATTATAGCACAGATTTGATTGTTTGTCAAGGGGTTTTTTGATTTCAATTGAGATTTTTTTTGGGGTGGTCTCTCTTGTTCTCTCTCCCCCTGACATGTATTATAATACTACAAAACTTGCTAAAAGTCAAGAACTTTTTTTCATTTTCTGCAAAGTATTTTTTTAACAATCGGCGGGCGCCCGGGCAACCGAGAGGGCATTTCAAATCTCATTTCAGAACAACAGGAGTAATACTAAAATCCTGCAATTGTTTATTTTTCATCAAAGTGTTGACTGCTTTAACTGCCTCATCTTTCGTTTTAAAAAACTTCATTACAGTTAAGCGCGTTTCAGCATTAAAGAAAGTCAATTTAAAACGGATAGTCATAGCCATTACCTCCATCTCTTGGTAATCCTAATTATACCATACTAACAGTACCTTGTCAATACCCGTTTGAAAAATCGCCCGGGCAGGTTAGCCCACTCTAACCGAGAGGGCATTTCAAAAATCAATCTAATCCTGCATCCCCTGCAACTATCATGCGACTAAGACCGAAATTTTTTTCGTATACTTCAGCAATGTGAGAAACATGCATTTCATCGCCGCTACCAGTGAAGAAAATAATGTCAAGATTATTATTTTTTTGTATTTCTTTTATTAGATTAGCGAGTTGATCTAATTTTTGATGACATTCATTGCGCTCACGCTTTGTTAATTCATTGTCAACATCCTCTCTTAATTTCTGTAGAGAGGAAATTGACATTGTTTTAATGTCAATTTCCATAATTTAGTTTATCCTTTCTTTTCTCTTGGTTTTGCAAGAGTGATGCGGTATGTGGTTTCGTTCAGTGTGAAAGTAAACTCTCTTTCTGGATTTACAATGGTAGGCATTCCGCCGAAATCAACGATAGCATTGAAAAGAGTGTTAATTATTTCTCTCTTTTCATCATCTGGTTTGCGCTCTCTTGTGCGCTTTTCAGTCTCTACCTTGCGAGAGCCTTGCGTCATTTTCTTGACGACTTTTTTCTGTTCTGCGGTGAGTTCCACAGATACATCATTTTCATCATCTTTGATGAGCTGTATAGCTTCCTCTCTGGTGATGCCGAGTTTTTTCATGTATAGTTCAATCTGTTTTTCCATGGTATCAACTCCCTTTCTTTTCTTAGTACAGTCATTATAGCACACTATTTTTATTCTGTCAAGGGGTTTGCGATAAATACTTTTTTCACAAAGTGGCGGCGCCCGGGCAAGTTAGGCTGGATTAACCAGCCTTATAGGAGTGCAGTGAGCGTTTCAAGAATGTTATTTACATCACAAGCCATTCCTACCCAATTGTCACGGTTTTGTCTTTCATCATCAAAGAGAATGCCGAAAGGATGATTGGCAAGAAATTGTTTAGGGGTGCCGTATTTAGCAATCTTGATTTCATCAAAGTGAACCGAGCCGAGATGCTTTGCAAGCCATTTTTCTTTGGCTTCTGCAACTCTATCACCATAGGAGTCAGAACCAGATTTTGCTAACCAAGAAATAACACCGATGTGCCACCCTTCAGCCTGTAAAGCATTCAGCAACTTACCGAGTTTCCGCATGTCAACAAGCGGCTTTGCTTCTCTGTATGGTTTAGTCTGTTCGGCGCACAAACTATCAAGCCATCCATTCACGCCATAGAGGTCGGCAATCGTTCCATCCATGTCAAAGTAAATTGCTTTATACATTCTATTCATTTCCTTTCTTTCCCTTTTGGTATAATAATTATACCATATATATTTTATTTTGTCAATTATGCGTTTTGCACAAACTTGCACTGGCGAGCCCGGCTTTATGCACGGGCTTCCAGCCACTGGAGCATTTTCATGCTCTCTGCCTTGAAGCGGATAACTTTGCGGCTATTGTCAAAGCTGGCCCAATTATCCATGAACTCGGAGAACTCTTCAGCGTTCATATAGTAGGCAACTAGAACTTCATCAACCAGGCTCACCCAAATCCAAGTGGTGCTATGAACGGTTGCAAAGTATGTGGTTTTGACTTCCATATAGTTAGCACCAAGAACTTTGTTAACTAAAGTTGCTTTATTGGATTTTACGCTGGCGTTGAGTTCTTCAATATCGCTGCCCATATCGTAAGGGGTATTTGCATCTTTGCGGGCTTCATATCCGAGAGCTGCTTTCAGCAGAGTCTCTTTCAGCTCGCCGCCGTTGGTCCAATTTGCGCCGCCGTTGAGACTATAAGGGGCGCCTTTGTGCGCGGGGTCAAACACATAGGGGACATTAACGACATAGGTTGCTTTTTTCATCTCGGTTACCTCTCTCTTTAGGATGACTCTATTATAGCACTTTCCCGGCAAAAGTCAAGAACTTTTTTCGCAAAAAACCACTTTTTTTATTGTGCAATTTGCACAAAATTTTCGTTGTGTATTTTGCACAAAAATAATTTCAGCGTTTTGCACAAAAAGTTGTTACCATTTTGTAACCGTGTGATAGTTACTTAATTAACAAAGTTTAGCGATTTAGCGAACTAAAGAGTGATAATTAAATAATTAACAATCGCTTTACCACTTTAGCGAACTAAAGCACTTTTGGGATTTAGCGCGTTAGCGCTTTAGCGTGCTAAAGTGCGCGATTTTTTTCACAAGCGGTTAGCCGGGCGAAACTCGGCCCGCATCGCCAGTGTGCGGGCCGGCGACAGTATGGGCCTTTATGCGCTTTCAATGCATTAAAATGCATAAAAAAAAGAACCGCTGTAGGGCGGTTCAAATGTCGTCAGATGCATAGCGCACAGTGGCGGAGCAATCGGCGAAGCGGTAGACGCGAGAGAAAGAACCCTCAATTGTCTCGGCGGTCACAAGTACCTCAAAGAGGGCTTCAACCATCTCGGGGTCAGCATAGGGGCGGTCAATCTCACAGAAGTTGGCATCAAAGCCGTCAAAGTCTTCAAGAGTGATATCAAAGTGAGTGCCCTCGGTGTACCAAGTGGCATCAGCGGAAGTCTCAAGGCGGGTCAGGATAGCGAAGATGGTCTCAAACATTTTTAGTTCCTTTCTGGTTTTGTAGGAGTGTCCTTCTCCTCTTGACATTATGAATTATAGCACAGGTGGCCCGGTTTGTCAATACCCTTTTTTGCAAAAAGAGGATTTTTTTTATGCGGCTTTTGCTTCAAGGTAAGCGTTGATTTTGCTGTTGCAAAGCTTGATGCGAATTTTTTTTGCGTATTCATCCCACATGCTGCAATCTTTGACGAAAGCTTTGAATTCTTCAGAATTCATAAACCACAGGTCAACAAATTCATCGTATTCATACACCCAAATGTAAGTGGTGCTGTCAAGCTCTGAAGCAAAGAAATTGTTATAATACTCTTCAAAGGTGTTGCCAAGGTCTTTTCTATCGGAAAGACTGCAGTTCCAAGATTTCACACTTGCGTTGTACTCTGGAATGTCGTGCCCTTTATCGTTGCGGGTGTTAGCATCCTTTGTGGCTTCCAGACCAAGCACGGACTTTGCAAGGCACTCACAGAAGTCGCCGTGGTTCATGAAGGACTTGCCACCGTTGATGGAATACTTTGCGCGGGGACGGTCTGCCTCAAAGGTGTAGGACAGGTTCTTGACAAAAGTAAGCTTTTTCATTTTGGGTGTCTCCTTTGTTTCTTTCTGTAATAGATTATAGCACTTCCGGGCACTGCTGTCAATACCTTTTGCTTCGTCATTTTGCACAAAATTTTCCCATGGCTTTAATTGGCGCGAACTCGCCCCGCATCGGCTGTGTGCGGGGCGCTGAAAAATGCCGCTTTATGCAGTTTCGGTCGGCCAAAAGGCATAAAAAAATGACCTCCCTGCCCCTGCAGGAGGTCGGTGGCCTTCTATTTCTATACCGCGGACAAGGGGGCGGCCCTGGCACATGGAGACGGCGGGCGCGGTCTCGTTGGCCTTCGCGGTTTGGGGGCTTTCCCCCTCGGCCACCCTGCCGCGTCAGGTGGCTTTCGCTCCGTATTCCTTAGGCGCCCCTGTATGTCGGCGGCGAGCCGATGGCGCCCCCCTTTCGGGGTACTCCCGCCCAGTATTTTTGTCATCGCGCCCGCGGAACGGCGCTCAAGTATGAACTTGTCTCATGGGATTCGCTCCTCTCTTTAGGATGGTTTTATTATACCACAAATCCTGCAAAAGTCAAGAGTTTTTTTGCAATTTTTAAAAGTTTTTTGCGGGGTGGCCTTAGTCGGCCATCACCAGGACCTTAAAGGTCCCATCCGCGAGGGGGAAGTAAATCCCGCCCTCATTGGCCGCATACTCGGCGGCGGCCTCTTCAGAGGCGAAGATCACACGGACCATTCAATTGTCTCCTTTCCTTTAGGATGTCTCTATTATACCACATTTCCGGGGAATGTCAAGAGTTTTTTTCAGGAAAAGCAAAAAAAAATTGCCCGCCCGGGCAATCGCTCAAAAAATTCTTTAACGCTGTAGTTCGCTGAAGTTTGACCGGCCCACGCCCGGGCACGGCCACCAATTACCACTCTATAAAGGGTTTACCACATAGACCGGCAAAAGGACAGGCGGCGCAATCCGTCTATTGAGCGCAAGCGCGCACAAGAACAATGATTGCCTATAGAGTCACTTCATCCATCAGCGTTATTCTCTCCTTTTATTTATTTTTTACAATATAATTTTACCATTTATTTTTAAAAAAATCAAGTGAGCGCACGCTCACTCTCTGTATTTTTGTATCCGCACATTATGCACCATGATACCATTTATTTTATCACAATCTGTCATTGCATGACTGACATTTTCATGATGACTATAATAATAATAACCATCTTTTTCTTTCGTGCAGACTATAAACTCATAGCGCCATGCTTCGGCAGGCACATTTTTTATTTCCATTCATTTCTATTCCTTTCTTTTGGATTGCGTTACATTATACCAAAAATTTTTTTCTTTGTCAAGTACTCACAGAGACTTGAGGACTTCAAGAATGTTGTTGACGTTGTAGGCTTTGCCCGTCCACTGGTTGCGGTTATTCTCTTCATCATCAAAGAGAATGTCAGCAAAAGAAGAGGCAAATTGTGCTTTGCAAGTCCCATAATTTACAATGTGCATTTCATCAAACTTTACAGAAGCGAGATGCTTTGCAAGCCAAGCTTTTTTTGTTTCGGTCACTGCTTTGTTGTATTCAGCAGAGCCGCTTTTGCTTAACCAAGAGATGATAACAATCTGGTTGCCCTCTCTCTGCAGGCGGTTCAGCACTCTTGCAAGGCTATTCATGTTCAACATAACTTTTGCTTCTGCATAGGGCTTTACATCTTCAGCAATGAGGTATTCAAGCCAATTCTTTACGCCATAGAGATTTGCAATAGTTCCATCCATGTCAAAGCAGATTTTCATTTTTTTAATTCCTTTCTTTTCCTTTTGTGATTATAGTATAGCATGAACCGGGAAAAAAGTCAAGAACTTTTTTTTGTCTTTCTTTTGTAACTTATTTGCCCGGGCGATCTAAGCTTGTTAACTAATTAATTAACAAAGTTGTTGAGGACTAAAAAAAAGAGGATTTTTTAGTCCTCTTGATTCATTGGATATTTTTCATGTGTTTCAACAATAAGCCGTAAACTCTCATTATTCCAATCAGTTTCTTCAAGACGTTCACAATATTTGCAGAATTTAATCACAATGGGATTTTCATAGCCGTAGATTCTAATCATGCGGGTGATTAATTCTTCACGAAGTTCAGTCATTTTTTTAATTCCTTTCTTTTTCTTTTGTGATTATAGTATAGCATAGCCCGGGCAAAATGTCAAGAACTTTTTTTAAAAAAAAGGAACTTTTTTACAGTTCCTCTTTTTCCCAATTTACGCGATAGCCAAAAGAAAAGTTCTCACGCTTTTTGATGTACTTTCTATAAATGTAGGTAAAGAAGCCGACACATTCAAGGGTGAAAGGTATTTCCTCTCCATCTTCTACCAACAGCCGCAGCTTGTCAGGGTAGTTATTATCTAACTTAGTGGAGCGAGGACAGCGCGCGCCAGTCGCCATGAAAAAATAATATTTATGAAATCCGCAAATAGGCTCAAGAGTAACAAACTGAAAGAAATACATTTTTTTAACTCCTTTTCTTTTCTTGATTGTATTCTATCACATCTTTTGGAATTTGTCAAGAACGTTTTTAAAAGAATTGAATTATTTTTGTAGTCACCGCAATAATAAAAATCATGCCTGTTATAAAAATGATGCTACCTATAGTCCATTGTATCTGTAAATGTTTATCTTCATCTGTAACAAGAAAGATGCTAAAACTTAAAGCAATAACAACGTAAATAAAGAATAATGTTATCATTTTTATTTCCTTTCTTTTACTTTTCAATAGTTCCAATCAGTTCCCAGCCGCCAAACTTAGGAAGCCAATCAACAGGCATTTCATAGATTTCATCGGTGTAAATGGATTTCCACAGATTGTATTTTTTCATTTTTTTGATCCCTTTCTTTTTCCTTTGTGAGTCTATTATAGCACAGCAGTTCCCGGTTGTCAAGAACTTTTTGTAAAAAAAAGAAAGTTTTTTAAAAAACTTTCTTTCCCTTGTATTTCCAATATTCATCGTGGTCTTTCCACCATTCATTATAGATTGTATAAATTCCGGTCACATCCTGCAGGCTGTATTTGAAAAGATTGTATTCAGTTCTTTTTCCACCAGCGTAGAAGCCCCATGCTTTTCTTGCTGTTTCAACTTCAATTTCAATTAAAGCATACTCTTTTACAATTCCGGCAAAGCCCCAATAGTCAAGAACTACATTAATAATTTTATTAATGTTATTAGTTCTGTTATAAGCGAAAAAGCAAATGCCCTTGCTATTAGTATCACATTTTTCAGACCAATCAAAATGGTTTTCAATTGTTTCATTGTTTAAAAGTTTTTCAACTTCTTCTTTTCCAACAAATCTGTAAAGCTTCATTTTTATTTATCTCTCTTTCTCTTTTGTGATTATAGTATAGCACGGATTGCCCGGTCTGTCAAGAGTTTTTTTTGTATTTTTTTATTTTTTTAGGTGAGAGGTTTTACCCTCTCACCACCAGATTTCTTCAACCTCTTTCTTTTCCATCAGCTCACCGTTAAGCTTTTCAAGCTCTCTCACCTCTTTTGCAGAGAGGCGGCAGGCGCCTGTGCGGTAACCATTTGCGAAGATGTAGAAGAAGTATTTTTTCATTTTAGGAAGTTCCTTTCTTTTTCTTTTGTGATTACATTATAGCACCGCCCGGCCGATTTGTCAAGCATTTTTTTTGATTTTTTTAAAAAAATTTTTTACAGGGTGAGGATTCACCGCACCCTGTAAATGTAATGGTTCCAATAAATTTGACGTTTTACCACACCGAGACGGCAGTAAATGTTTAACAGTTCGTCAATCTCTTTCCGTAAAGATTTATCACTCCACAAATCTAAATTATAATTTTCTAAATAGTATTTATGAATCTCATCAAAATCAAAACACCCTGCAGGATGTAAGCCGTCACTATCTTCAAAACCATAGGCGGCAGGCAGGCTTTTTGAATAGGTGAGGAATCCCCAAAATCTTTCGCTGTATTTAGCTTTTGCAAAAGCGCAAACATACACAATCCCAAAAATACTAAGAGCATACCAAAAGGCTAATACTTTAAACATTGTTTATTTCTCTCTTTCTTTGTTGATGATGCTATTATAGCACGTTTTGCGCTTCCTGTCAAGACCTTTTTTTATTCTCCGCATCTATCCATGGTTGCCAATTCACCATGAATTGAGTTAAGCCGTTTTAATTCCTTCACATCCAGTTTGCGCGCATACCACACAAAACCATCGGCAAACACATACTTGTAATAAACCATTGTTGTCTATCTCCTCTTTGTTCTATTCTATTGGATGCAGTGCAGAGCGTTTAACGCTCTACACTGTAACCACTGTATTGACTCACAACAATCACATCATCATAGATGCTTGTTGTGTTGTTGTCGTCCATCACCATTGACACAAAGTCGCCAATCTCATAATCTTCAACACCTTCAAACTCCCACAGGTTGCCTGTGGCATCCTCAACAACCACAACATCCGCATCTCTGTCTATCTCATAGACAACAGCAGTTTTTGCGTAAATGTCAGCATTAGCGCAAAGGGCGAAAATTCCAAACAGGCAGACGATAGCAAGAATAATAGCAATGTGTTTCATTTTTTTTAATTCCTTTCTCTTTGTTTGTGAGTTCATTATAGCACAGGTTTTCAAATCTGTCAAGGGGGAAAATGCACTTCCATCAATAATTTTTTATACCACCTTGGTTGATTTTTGCGGCAATACTCCACCGAGACTGCCGGCACCAATTCCACTACGGCGGCCGCCGGCTCCATCCCATCCAGAGCGTCCGCCCCATTACTTAGTTAATTAAATGTTTAACAAAGGTCGGCCCCTCGGCAGAGCCGGCGCGCCCGGTCAGCACTTTGTTAGTTAATAGTCTGTCAATGTTGCGTCCTCTGCCAAGAGCAAGAAAGAGGTGGAAGATTCTTTACTCCTCTACCTCTATCTCTACAATGTGCGCGCTGTCGGCACCTGCGTTCATAGCTTCCTTTGCCACTTCTTCGGCTTTGTCGCGAAAGACGTAATACCTTTGGTAGGTCCTGCCGTAGCGCACTTCTCCACCTTCTTGAAAGTTAATAGTTAGCTCATAGATTCGCATGGTATTTGCTCCTTCATGTATTGATAGAATAGTCTGTTAACAATAAACTACTGTTTATTATTCTTTTACTATTGGTTCTTGTCCTCTGTTGAGCTTTCTTGCTATCTCGCAAGCCTGCTCGCGGCTCTCCGCCCACTCCCAGAACTTAGAGGACAGGCACTCATAGTGAGAGATGAAATAGCGACCATCGCACGCGCGCACGACGTTCCAAGTAGGGATGGTTCTTTCCATTGAATTAATCTCCTTTGCTTTTTCTACTGGTAGTATACCACAACAGCCGGCTCTTGTCAATTGTGTAATTTACACAAAATTTGGTTACATCCTGACAAATCTATGTCAATGGTCGCCCCTGCGGAGCCAGCTGGCCTGTCCGTCGGTGGCGGACAACCACCGTTGCGTTTCTCTTAATCATTGAATGTGATGTTCCGGGTGATTAGCAACTCGCGTTGATTAGGCCACTTTTGTTGAGAATTTTTTGCGAGCATTTACTCACGCGAAACTCCGGCCGCATCAGTAGTCAGCGGCCGGATGTTTGGCCGGGCTTATGAAGGAGGGTACCTTTATGCCGCGGTATGTCTCGACAATACGTTTAGCAGACGTTTACTCAAGACAATAGGGGGGCGGGGTATTTTCGGGAAAAATTTTTTTTGAAAAAAATTTAACAACATGATGTGGCCCAAAAATCTCCCAAATCAATTTCCGATTTCCCCTCATCCATTTCCTTCCTCACAGCTCTTCAACTTCAAAATAATTCTTTAATAATTCAGCCAATACATGCCTATGACAAAATTCTCCTGTTTTCTCATAACAACATAAAACAATATCTTTTCCACCGCTAGCCTTCTCAATAGCCTCTGCCAGCATCTAACTATTAGCAAAGCCTCGCGCATGTAATTCTTCCACATACCTTTTTGCAAAAGTATTATCATTAATTCTACCTGCTTTAAAATCCGCAATTAGTCCTTCCCCAGGAGCTAACAACTTCTCATTAGGAAATTTTAACCCTTTAAAAGGGTATCTTGTAATCCCAAGCACCATTGCATCCGCAGGAAACTTTCTCCAATTGCCAAAATAACTTGTATATACTTTCATAGCATCTCCGCTAATTTATCAGGAATCTCAATACCAAGAGCTTCAAGAGTTTTTGCAGCCAGCGCATAATTATCCTATGCTATATTTTTACCTGCCTTGCGCAAACAAATATACTATCCATCATCAGTATTAAGCGCAAAGAATTCAACTTCATCATTTACATTTAATCCAAATCTATCTCTCATTCCTTTTGGAATGCTAACTCTACCTAAAGAATCAATTTTTCTGGTTGTATTTTCTTTCGTTAACATCATCATAACATTATTCCTTCCTATACATTTTACTAAAAATATTATACCATTTTTTTTACATTTTGTCAATTTTGTGTAATTTATTCCTTGACTTTTTAAAAAATTTTCGGTATAATGGTAATGAAATGGAGGTCGGTACAGTTTGATAAAACTTGATTATACACTTGATTCTCCAGAAGCAAGGAATGAATTAGTAAAACAAATACTTGAAGATAATCCAGAACCTAATGAAAAATATCTGGAAATTTTAGCTGATTATCTAATTCTTTGTATGGAGAAACAAGAACGTAAAGAACGAAAAATCCTTACTGATAATCGTATGACGACAGTAAATAAAAGAGAAACCTCCTTTGAAGGGCTAGTATCCCAATTTGAAAATGGTGAAGATGGTATATATAATTTAATTACAGAAAATAAAAATATAATTTTTTAGCCAAAAGTAACGATAACAAAAAGAGATTTAGAAGAAATACCATAGCTCCGCCAATTGCGCGAAGCTATTTCTATTTGGGAAGAAAAACTTAAAACTGCTACTGGGCATGAAGCTTATATTATTAAAAACACTTTAATTGAACTACGAAAAGATTAGTATGTTATTAAAAATGCTTATCGTCGTCCAATTGTCTTAACCAAAATCATTCATTCAAAAAATGTGCCTGCACTTGATGGAGACATTAGTATTGATGAAGATGGTAACTTAATTTCTTCTGGTATTACCCTTACAAATCCAGCAGTTTGTTCAGCTATCTTATGCAATTATTCAAAATTGAAAGAAGATAGCTGGGGTTATTTTGAAAACGATATGTGGTGTCTAATTTATGATTTTGAAACAGTATGCGATAAAGCATTAGAAAAATATCCTTTATACAAACGTATTATAGAATATAAAATTGATGGACTCCAAAATATTGATATTCAAGAAGCCATTCAAGTGGAGTTTGGAATTAAACATAGTGTTGAATATATTTCCAGTCTCTGGCGCAACAAAATACCTGCGCTCATTGCTTCTCAAGCAGAAGATGATTACTTAAATTGGTATTATACTCAAGTTGAAAAAGGAAAGTATAAAAAATGCAGTAGATGCGGTCAAATTAAACTTGCGCATAACAAATATTTTTCTAAAAATAAGACTAGTAGAGATGGCTTTTACTCCATCTGTAAATGCTGCCGAAATAAGAAAAAATGACCTTGGGCAGAAATGATTAAGAGAAAAAGGAGATTTTTACATAATTTTTGAAGGCAATAAAAAAGCCTTTAAGGAGGTAGTAAAATGCCAAAAGAGAAGAAAACACGCTATTGTCAAAAATGTAATAGAACTAAAGATGAAAGTAATTTTTATGGGTCAAATAATTTAGAAAAATATCCAGAAGGTAAATTAAATCTTTGTAAAGAATGTTTGACAATGCATGTTGATAACTGGAATCCAGATACTTATTTATGGATTTTAGAAGAATGCGATGTCCCATATGTCGCAGAAGAATGGAACAAATTATTGGCTTCTTACGCAAAAGATAAAACTAGTGTTACTGGTATGACTATTATAGGTCGTTATCTTTCTAAGATGAAACTCAAATAGTTTAAAGATTATAGATGGAAAGATAGTGGATTCTTACAAGAAGTTGCCAATAATAAAATGGAAAATGCTATGAAAGCACAAGGGTATGATGCGCAAGAAATAGCAGAAGCTATTGCAAAAGCAACTATTCCATTGCCGGAATAGCCTATTCCAGATGATGAAAACTATTTAGACAATCATGGTTATAAAACAGAAGTCCCTAATTATTTTGATTAGTTAAATGGTATTAAAGAAGAGGACACAACATTTGATGATTCTCTCACCGATGAAGATAAATTGTATCTTCGTATGAAATGGGGCAAGACCTACCGACCAGAAGAATGGGTTTAGTTAGAAAAACTTTATACTGATATGGTAGAGTCTTATGATATACAATCTGCGGGACATATTGATACATTAAAAATGGTTTGTAAGACTTCTTTAAAAGCAAATCAATTATTAGATATGGGTGATGTTGAAGGCGCCCAAAAGATGGTAAAAATGTATGATATGTTGATGAAATCTGGTAAGTTTACAGCAGCACAAAATAAAGCAGAAAAAGGTGAATTTGTTGATTCATTTTCTGAACTATTTGCAATTTGTGAAAAAGATGGTTTTGTGCCGCGATACTATACCGATGGTCCGCAAGATAAAGTTGATAGAACTATTTAGGATTTATAGAAATACACACGTTCATTAGTTACTGAAGAAATGAATCTTGGTAATTTGATTGAGCAAGCAGTTAAATAGATACAAGCGGATAAAGAGAAAGAAGCAATGCGCGACGCAGAAGCAGCTGATGATGATGAAGCATTTGAGGCTGAACTTTTTGATGAAGATTAGAAATACCTTGAAGATGAAGACTTCTTACAATTGCGGCAGATGGTTGAAGAAGACGCCGCAGATGATGAAGATTTTCTTAATTCTTTAATAGATGATGAAGATTTAGTATAATGGCATTACAAGATTTATTAGATTTATCTACTACTAAAAAGAAAAAGATAGGTATTTCAGAAGAACGTTTAGAACCATTGAAACCTATATTACGTCAATATCTTGCCTATTGGAGAGAATATCCTGATATGTTTGTTGATTTTTTACAAGGTGGAGAAAAGGGAATTATCCCTGACAGTGGTTTAAAGTTTTATTTTTATCAAAGAGTATTTTTAAGAACTGCTATGCGCTATAAGTATGTTTACATGGTTTTCCCTCGTGCATATTCAAAATCTTTCTTATCTGTTTTAGTTTTGATGTGCCGATGTATTTTATATCCTAGAGCAAAATTATTTGTTACTTCTGGTGGTAAAGAGCAAGCTGCTGGTATTATAAAAGAAAAAGTTGAAGAACTTTGCACTTTAGTGCCAGCTCTTGATAAAGAATTAGACCATCGGCCAGGACGAACGCGAATAAGTAAAGATTACTGTATTTTTATGTTTAAAAATGGGTCTTACTTTGATAATATCGCAGCTACTGAAAAATCAAGAGGTAAACGTCGTCATGGCGGAGTTGTTGAAGAATGTGTTGGTGTTGATGGTAAAATACTTTCAGAAGTTATTATTCCTACAATGAACGTTTCACGACTATGTATGGATGGAACTATGTAGCCAGATGAAATATTAAATAAATCATAGATTTTTGTTACTACTGCTGGATGGAAAGGTAGTTTCGCTTATGATAAATTGATTTAGCTATTGGTTTGGATGATTACTGAACCAGAAAAAGCTTTTGTCATGGGAGGCACTTGGCGCATCCCAGTGTTAGTAAAATTACTTGATAGAACCTTCTTACAAGACCTTCAACGAGATGGTACTTATAACGAAGCATCATTTGATAGAGAATATGAAAGTAAATGGTCTGGCACTGCAGAAAATGCTTTCTTTAATGGAGAAGTATTTGATAGGCATCGTGTGTTAAAACAACCAGAGTATGAGTTTTCTGGACGGTCATCCTCACAAACTTATTATGTTATTTCTGTTGACGTAGGTAGAAAAGGTTGCGATTCAGTAGCATGCGCTTGGAAGGTTACACCATAGTCTGTGGGACCTGCTATTAAATCATTAGTTAATATGTATACTATTTCTGATGCTCATTTTGAGGATTAGGCAATTAAACTAAAGCGTCTTTATTATAAATATAAAGCACGTAGAATGGTAATTGATGGTAATGGTTTAGGTATTGGTTTAATTGACTATATGGTTAAACCATAGAATGATACAGAGACTGGAGAACATTTTCCAGATTTTGGCGTTTATGGTGGAACTCAAGAGGACGCTGCTGAAGAATATAAAAAATTCCGCACCAGTGAAACAGAAGAAGGAGCTATTTATATCTTTAAAGCAAATGCGCCCATCAATTCAGAAGCACATGCGAATGCTCAAACTCAAATGAATGCGGGAAAAGTAAAATTACTTATTGATGAACGTATCGCTAAAGTAAAATTATTAGATACAGTTGCAGGTAAAAAAATGTCCCCAGAAAAAAGGGCAGAGTATTTAAAACCATTTACCTTAACTTCTATTTTAAAAGAGGAAATGGGAAATCTTCGTGAAGAAAATGAAGGAATTAACATTATCTTAAAATAGGCGAATAAAGGTATTAAAAAAGATAAGTTTTCTGCTTTTGAATATGGATTATATTATATAAAATTAGAAGAAGAAAGTAAGAAGAAGAAGAGAAAGTTTAAAGTTACAGATATGCTATTTATGAGTTAAGGGAGATGAAAAAATGCGCGCAAGCAGAGGCGAAATAAAAATTGAAGAAATCTTAATTGATGCGGATTTAAATTTTGAAGAAGAATATATTTTCCCTGGACTTCGTAGTAGTAATGGGAAACCTTTGCGGTTTGATTTTGCTGTTTTTGATGACGATGGTCATATTGATTTTTTAATTGAATATCAAGGAAAACAGCATTATGAACCAAGTGCCAAATTTGGTGGAAAACGAGGGTTTTACCAATAGCAATATAATGATAATAAGAAAAGACGTTTTTGCGCTTTATAGGGGATTAAATTAATTGAAATCCCCTATACTGAAGAAAATCTAATTTCTTATGATTATATTATGAAAAAAGCTGGATATTAAGGAGGTGGAGTTTTGGATAAACTCAATACAGAAAATACCAAACAAGACACCATCCATGCAAAAGGTTTTGATTTGTTTAATTTCAATTATGCAAATCCAGATAATGTACCAGCTGATGTAGTTGATTACAGTAAGATTCGTGTAGGCGTAAAACAATTAGAAGATGCAGTTTTAGAGTTAGGAACTTTAAGACAAGCAAGACTTCCTTTTTGTAATAAAAGAGATATAATGCGAGCTATTGTTGAACGTGATTATAGACGTTTAAGATAGATTTCTGATTTCTTTTATGCGGCCAGCGGTATTTATCAAACAGTATGCAACTATTTCGCATATCTATATCGGTATGATTGGTATATTTATCCAGAAAATGTAAAAGATTCTGCAAAACCTGAAAAAGTTATTGAAGAATATACAAAGATGTTAAGTTATTTGGATAGCTCTTATATCAAAAAATTATGCGGTGATATAGCATTAAAGATTGTTAAATATGGATGCTATTATGGTTATATTATTGATTCTACGAAAAGTATTTAGATTCAAGAATTACCTGCTGAATATTGCCGTACTAGATATTCTGTTGCGGGAAGCCCTGCGATTGAATTTAATATGGCCTTTTTTGATGAAAAGTTTGTTGATGTTACTTATCGCATGAAAGTAATTAAAATGTTCCCAGAAGAGTTTGCTAAAGGATATGCTTTGTATAGGCAAGGGAGGCTTGCGCCAGATGAAGAGTTTGCTAGTATAAACTCTGAATATAGACGCAGTTATGGTTGGTATTTATTAGACCCAGGTTGCACAGTAAAATTTAATTTAAATGGTAGTGATTTACCTATTTTTATTAATGCGCTTCCTGCGATTCTTGACCTTGATGCAGCTCAAGAATTAGATAGAAAAAAGCAAATGTAGAAGTTGTTAAAGATTTTAGTTCAAAAATTACCAATGGATAAAAATGGTGATTTAATTTTTGACGTAGATGAAGCAAGAGATATTCATAATACAGCAGTTGCAATGTTAAGACGTGCTGTTGGAGTTGACGTTATTACTACTTTTGCTGATGTTGAAGCAATTGATATTAGTGATAAAAATACAACTACATCAACTGATGATTTAGAAAAAGTTGAACGTACAGTTTATAACTCTCTTGGTGTTTCACGTAATTTATTTAATACCGATGGTAATTTATCATTAGAAAAGTCTATTTTAGATGATGAGTCTACAATGAGAAATCTATTATTACAATATGAAATCTTTTTTAATCGTATCGTTGATAAAAAGAGTGTTAATAAAAAGTTTAATTTTAGATTTTCAATGTTAGAAACTACACAATATAATTATAAAGATTTATCTAAAACTTATAAAGAATTAACAGCTAATGGACAATCAAAGTTCTTACCAATGATATCATTGGGTCATTCACAAAGTTCTATTGTTAATTTAGCTTACTTTGAGAATGAAATCCTTGACTTACCAACTCTTATGGTTCCTCCTCTGATGAGTTCAACGATGAGTGGAGCTGATTTGTTGGACATAAAAAGTCAAAAAAATACAACGAAAAGTCAAACTACATCAGAAGGCCAGTCTGGTCGTCCTGAAAAGCCTGATGATTAGAAATCTGAAAAAACAATTTAGAATAGAGAATCTATGAGTTGAAAGGAGGATTGATTAACAAATGAGTCATGCAAGTATTGCAATGCCAGAGCGTCCAATAGAATTAATTGATATTACTCCGGTAAATCCTCTTATTTCAAAGTGTAAAATTAAAGTATGTTATGTTGGAGACGAACCCAATAGAAATAAAAGTATAATTTCTAAGGAAGTCGCAAAGGATTTAGCTAATAGTATCCCTGGATGCCCTATTGTAGGTTTCTTTAATGAATCTACAGGAGATTTTGAAGAACATAATCGTGTTATTGATATTTCAAATGGGAAATTTTAGATTAAAGATACGACTCGTCCTTATGGCTTTGTAAGTATGGATGCGCCAGTTTGGTTCTAGTGGTTTGAAGATGATGGAGAACCTCATGAATATCTTATGACCGAAGGTTATATTTGGACTGGTCAATATCCAGAAAGCCAGCGAGTAATAGAACAAGGTAATAATCAATCTATGGAATTATCTGAAGATTTATTAGATGCGCATTGGACAAAAGATAATAATGGAAATCCTTAGTTTTTCATTATAAATGAAGCAATAATGTCTAAACTGTGTATTTTAGGTGAAGATGTTGAACCTTGTTTTGAAGGAGCTTCTATTACTAAATTTGCGTTTGAGGATGACTTCAAGTAGAAGCTATTCTCATTGATGACTTAGATGCAAGAAATTCTGAAAGAAGGAGGAGCACCAGTGTTTAATAGATATGCTGTTGAAATTGGTGATTCTTTATGGGGTGCCATTTATGAACATGTTTGGTCTTTTGGCCATGATGAAAATTATTGTTCAATGTACGCTATTGATGGCATTTATGAAGAGAATAGCCAAAAATTTGCCATTCTTCAAGACCGCAAAACAAAAAAATATTATCAGTTAAATTTCTCCATTGATGAAAGCAATGGTTTAGTAATTGATAATGACTTAACAGAAGTTGTTTTAACTTATGTCCCTGCGGCAGAATCTCAATTTGCTAAAGAAGCTGTTGAGGCTTATGAATTAGATTTTGCTAATAAAAAGAAAGCAGAAGAAGCATAGGTTGAAGAGCCTGTTGCGGAAGAGCCTGCTAAGGCTGAAGAAGAAGTGGTTGAAGAACCAGAAGCTGAAGAAGAGCCAGCACAAAAATATAGCCTTGAAGATATTGAGGAATATGTAACTCTTCAGAATGATTATAATCAGCTTCAAAACACTTATAGTGAGCTTCAGAACAAATATGCTGAATTAGAGAAAGCAAATGCTACTCTTACAGCACAGGTTGAAGAACTTACTAATTTTAAATTAAAAATTGATAGGGAACAGAAGAAAGATTTAATCGCTAATACTTTCTATATGCTCTCTGACGATTTAAAGAAAGATTGCATTGATAACATTGATAAATATACTTACGATGAAATTGAAGCAAAGCTTTCTGTAATTTGTGTCCGAAATAAGGTTAGTTTCGATCTTGATAAACCGGAAGAAACCCAGACTATTTTCAACTTAAATAGTGTTGAAGAAGAAGATGCAGGAATCCCTGATTGGGTTAAACGTGTTCAAGAAGTTGCGAAAGAAAAAAACATTTAAACAAGGAGGATAATATAAAATGCTTAATGATTTCTTAAAAAAGAACATTACAAGTCAAGCTGCTTATATTCAGGCTAATGGTTATGGCTACGGCCAAGTTGAACCAAATCACCTCTCTGGCCAGGCAACAAAAGAAGTTTACGCTCAGTTACCTGCTAAGAAAGATATTGACATTCTTGAAAATGGTCAGTTTGCAAAATATAATTATGCTGATGAAGTCGTTGATTTTGAAGGTCCAGGCGAATGGATGCTCGTTTTCAATGAAATCAAACTTTATCGTGAACATCAGGTTGATGCTGAGTTTGCAATGATTAAAGATAACTATCAAGCTCGTGTTTATAGCCCATTTGGTGGCGATCGTGATGGTAATCCAGATACTGTTTGGACAAAGCAGTCTCGTTACTACAATGGCCAGGGTGTTGACGCAGCTGATGGTTCTATTACCTTCAATGATGGTAAAGTCAAAGTTGGCGATAATGAATGGCCAGTTGATGATGTCACTGCTGCTCCTGATATGTATGAAATTCACTATAATGAAGATCCATTCCATATTGAATCTCTTTATCGTGAAAAATTAATGCCAGAAAATGGTAGTTCTATGGTTCCTCGTCTTATTAAGACTCATGTTGGTGATATTTATACCACTAATATGATTGGTGAAGAAGAAGTTGCTCTTAAAGATGAACTTTCTCCAAACGAGAAGGGTATCCTTTCCAAGAGTGGCGATGGTTCTATCGTATGGCAGGTTGTTAAAATCTATACTATGCCCGATCATCAACCAGGCGTAAAATTAATGCGTATTAAGTAATTAGAAAGGAGAGAAGAAAATGTTAGAGTTTAAAGAATTACTTCAATTAATGAAAGTTGCTGCTAAAGCAAATGCTTCTGCTCCTACTTCTTATAACTGGAATGGTCAGAGCCTTAGTTGCGACGCTATTAATGAAACCCTTCGTCAAGAACTCAATGAACTTTGTGGTTCTAACGCTGCTTATCGTGAAAATAAGAACACTATCTTTAGCTTAATTGAACAGACTCTTGATGAGGTTCTTCCTAAGAAAGTTACCGAGACTTACATGCAGTTCGCTGATGTTAAAGTTTTCGGCCAGGGTGATAAACCCATTTTCCGTAGAAAGCTCAACTCCAATAACCGTGCAAAGCAGTTCATCACTCGTGTTGCACATGCTGGTGTTTATGAGGTTTTCAAACTTGGACGTAATGAAGAAGCTTTTGAAGTGCGCACCAGCGTAATTGGTGGCGCTGCTCAGATTGGCTTTGAAGAGTTCCTTGATGGTCGTGTTGATTTCGCAGAAGTCACTCGTATCGTTTATGAAGGAATGGAAGAGCTTATCGCAAAAGAAGTTGCCCATGCTCTTAAGGCTTCTATCAATCAGCTTCCTCCAGCAAATCGCGTTGCTGCTAACGGATTTGATGAGAGTGAATTTGACCGTCTCTTAAATATTGCTTCTAACTACGGCACTCCTGCAATTTACTGCACATATGAGTTTGCTGTTAAGATGATTCCTCAAGAAGCTTGGAGATATACCGAAGGTATGAAACAAGAACTTTGGAATAGTGGCCGTCTTGCAAACTACAAAGGCCGTACTGTTACTATTCTTGAGCAGGGCTTTGAGGATGAAACCAATGAGCGCAAGGTTATTGATCCAGGTTATTGCTGGATTATTCCTTCTGGCGCTAATGGTAAACCTGTGAAGATTGCTTTTGAAGGCAATACTTTAGTTCGTGAAGATGACAACCGTGGCGACTGGTCCAAAGAGATTCATGTCTATCGTAAGGTCGGCGTTGTTGCTATGCTCACTAACGATATTTGCTGCTATGTTGATACTTCTCTTATGGGTCAGATGGATCAGTGGTACCTCAATGGTGTTACTGGTAACGTTATCACCTATGATGGACGTTTTGATGGCGCAGTTAATGAAGATGGTTCCGAAGCTGGCTCTGAAGGTTCCGAGCCTGTAAATCCAGATCAACCATAATTAATAATTAAATATATAATTTACTAGGGGAGAGGGAGATAATCTCCCACTCCCCTTGATTGTTTTTATGAGGAAAAGGAGATAAAAAATTATGCCAAAAAATTATTTTTATAATGTGAAAAATCGCAGTTCTAGCACTATTTTATATAAGATTCCAGAAGATGGTATCCGTAGAACTTTTGCCCCCGGAGAGATGAAAAGAATCTCTTACGATGAATTACTTCATTTAAGTTATCAGCCAGGTGGCCGTGAATTAATGGCCAATTTCTTACAGATTCAAAGTGATGGCGTGCTTCAAAGTTTGAATATTAAAGCTGAACCAGAGTATCATATGTCTGAAGTCCAGATTGTTGATATGTTAAAGAATGGTTCATTAGACCAGTTCCTTGATTGTCTTGATTATGCTCCTATTGGAGTTATTGATTTAATCAAAAAATATGCTGTTTCCCTTCCACTTTCTGATTATGATAAACGTCAAGCATTAAAGAAAAAGACTGGTTTTGATGTTGATGCAGCAGTTGCTAATTCTGGATTAGAGCCTGCGGCCGGTGCTGAGGGAGAAAAGGCTGAAGAAAGTGCTCCTTCTGCTCGTAGAACAAAGCCTAATTATAAAGTAGTAAATCAAGGGTAATTCATAGAAAGGAGCGAGCTGTGAACATGACTCAATTCGCAGATATATATAATCGCTTTCTTGGAAAAATTACTGATGACATGTATGTTGAATTGACTCCTGAAGATACAATTAAAGATTTGCGTAATCTTTTAATTGATGCATTACCTGGTTTTGAATTTCCTCGTCGCAATTTATATGATTATACAATTAGTGAAGAAATTAAACGTGAAGATCAAGTTGAAGATGGAGAATTCATTATTGGTATTCTTTGGGATGATGATCTTGAAGATGATGAGTTAGGGGAAACCCCTTTATGTGTAGTAGAAAAATCTACTTTCGCAGCCGAATTAAATTCGGAAGAGATAAATATTTTAGCCATACTCATGATGATAGGATGGGTACAGCGACAAGTTACTTCTATTGAAAATACTCGTATGAAATATAGTGGGCCAGATTTTAAAATGACTTCGCAGGCAAACCATTTACAAAAACTTTTAGGTTTGTTAGGAGAATGTCAGCGATAGTCACATCATATGCAACGGCTTTATAAAAGAAGAAAGATAAACCATGCGGATATGAATTATCAATCCAATTGGGATAATGCGTTAGGCCATGGCGTATACTACTAAATATGGTTTTGAGTTTTCAAGAGAAGAAGTAAGTAAAGAAGTAATTCGTTTAACCAATCAATTATGGAAGTTAATTCCTATGAGAGAAAATAATGAGGATTGGGATAAACAATTAGAAACAGTTATTATAGATATTGCGGGCAAGGATGAAATATTTCTCCATGACTCGCATTTTTTATAGCTGTTATCTAAATTAGAAGGATTACGAATTGTTGATGTAGAGTTCGCAATTTATAGAAAGACTGTATTTGAATGTATTAATTTGATAAATGAAACCATTTCGTTAGATTAATCCTCTTGGCATTGGGCCAGCGAGAACATTAAAACTAATGGGAAGTCGTTTAGGTAATACGGACTTTCCGCACTATTACAAAGATACAGTTGAAAATGCGAACCACTTGGCTAAAGCATTATCTATGCGTGGCGGTTTTCCTCAACAAGAAAGAATGATTAGAGATAAGCGAAAATCATTAGATAAAGCAACAATGTATTCTTATCAAGCTTGTTGGGTAAAAAAGATTTAGGATAAAGATAGTTTAGATGTTACTGATTTGAATTATCCATTAGCAAGAGCTTTAATTAACCCTGATAAGAATAAAACTGATTATGATGATAAAATTATTTCTATTGGTTTTGAACATGATTTTCATCCAGGCGATGTATTTGAATGGTGTAGAACTCATACCTATTGGTTAGTCTATTTATAGGATGTTGATGAAATAGCCTATTTTAGAGGAGAGATTAGACGCTGTGATTATCAGATAAACTGGTTGGATGAAGATGGTAATGAGTTAAGTACTTATGCAGCTATTCGTGGACCAGTAGAAACTAAAATTAATTTTATTCAAAAGCATTAGATAAGCATTGATGAACCTAACTATTCTTTGCATATCTTATTGCCAAGAAATGAAGATACAATGAAATAGTTTAAACGCTATTCAAAGTTTTATTTAAAAACAGCTGATGCACCAGATGATAGTATCTGTTGGCGTGTTGAAGCTACCGACTCAATTAGTACAAAAGGGATTCTTGAAATAACAGCAGTTGAATATTATGCTAATGAAACTGAAGATGATGTTGAAAAAGGGCTAGTAGGTGCTTTTGTTGAAAAAGTAAAAGAGCCAGAAATTGATCCAAAATTAGATATCGTTGGACCAACCTTTATTAAACCAAAAGTTGAATATACTTATTATGTTGATAATAAGGAACCAGGAGATTGGTATATAGATGGGCCGAAGGTACCAGTTAAATTAGAAAAATATACTACTGAAGGTGGAACTCCTGCTGTTAAAGTCACTTGGACCAGTTCATATAGTGGGCAATTTACTTTATGGTTTGGTCAAGAAGGACATGAAAAGAATTTCACAAAAACTATTGTAGTTGAGTCTTTGTTTTGAGTTAAAGGAGATTAAGAGATATGAAGATTGAAAGTTATCATCCACCGAAAAGCAGTTTTTTATCTATAAATAAAGACATGCGCTTATTAGTTGATAAAATACTTTCTAATGATAGATTATGTAAAATGTTATTTTATACAACTAAAGATGCATTAGATAAGGAAAAAATAACTGATGAAGAAAAAATTGCATTATTTAAAAAAAATATAAAAATCGTTCCTAAAATGTATGTTGATAAAGAAGTGCTAAATTATATATGGATTAAATTTGATAATTTTTATACTAGTGAAAATCCAGAGTTTAGAAATAATACTGTGGAATTTGATATTGTTTGTCATTTTGATTAGTGGTTAATGAAAGATTATGATTTAAGACCATATAGAATTGCCGCAGAATTAGATAGCATGCTTGATAAAAAGAGACTTACAGGAATTGGTAAGGTTGAATTTTTAGGAGCAAAACATATTAATATAAATGATGAATTTGCTGGAGTATGTCTAATGTATACTGTCTACCATGGCGAAGAAGATAAGAAACGGATGGCAAATCCTGCTGATTAGGATAAGTTTGAAAAAGAATTCAAAGAAATGATTGAAATTCAAGAAGAACAGGCTAAGGAGTACCCACATGGATTATAGGCTAGCCTTAATGTGCGGGAATGACCTGCCAGTCCCGGAATGTTAGTTAGTTATACATCAACCTTCAATCAATGAAATCGCTTTAATTGGAGACAAAGTTTTTTTTAAAGCTACTCAAGTTTTATGTTTACATAAAACTATGTTTGCGGAGGACAAAACAGTTTTATTAAACATAAATAATTTTTAGATATTTATGATGATAATACAAGATGAAAAGGCGAAAGATAAAAAGGATGCAGTAA